AAAGGTGCAAGGAGGAAGAGAATGAGTGATATAAAGCTGAAGCCTTGTCCATTCTGCGGTGGAGAGGCAAAAATATTTTCAGGAATAATCGCAGGAGTGACAATGATTGTATGCGAGAAATGTAGAGCAACTGTGTCATTCGGTGGAAATGAGACACGCAAGCAGACAGAGAAATGCTGGAACAGGAGAAAAAATAATGACTGACACCGACATTCTTTACATGGCAGCACTCGAAAAAAGGCTTGAAACTGCTGAGGCTGAGAACGCTGAGCTGAAAGCTCGCATAGCTGAACTTGAGGACAAGTACTGGAACGAGTGCAGGCAGATAGCTCACTATGAGGATGAGCTGAGGAGGGCAACAGATGAAAAAGAATGCAGCTGAGCTTATTGACAATCTCAACACTGTGAAAGACAGCTTGGAGTTAGCACTTGAAAAGTACGTTGATGAGTATTCAGAATACGGCATTGACAGTATCGCAAACACCTACATAGGCATAATTGCTAACATTGAGATGTTAAGGCTTACACTGAAAAATGAAGAGGTGAAGCCGTTTTGAATCTCAGGACTGATGACTGAGATGATAGGAGGTACTGATGATGAAAACAGCAAGTGATCTGTTCTGGATAATTCATACAAGCTGTACATACGCATGGTTGTGCTGCAACTGCGATCGTGGCACGGAGTGCCGCATGGAAGCCCTTGCAAAAGAAATGATACTGCGAGGTGAATACTGATGATCATAGTAATAGCAGCTATCATAATAGCTCTTGCCTGTTACCTCATGGGCTTCTGCATCGGTAAGAGGTACGCCGAGGAGCAGTTCAGGGAGCTGAGGGGAGAGCTGGAAACGGAGGAGCAGGATGACGGAATTTGAACTTCGCAGGTGGCTCAACAGAGCTTTCTACGCTGACAAGAAAGCAAAGGCACTGGATATGCTCGTACAGCAATGCAGAGAACGCGCCACGGGACTTGTAAGAGCGACCGAGGGCAATGATAAGGGCAGGAGCAGCACGTCGAAAAACGGCACGGAAAACGCTCTCATACAGCTTGCAGAAATGGAGGATAAGGCAGAGAAGCTCAGCGCGGAGGCTGTGAAGATCACTGCCGAGATCTGGGAGGCTATCATCGGACTCCATGATGACGATCTTGAGGCTGTGCTTATCAACAGGTATATCCTCTTCCAGACCGTTGAGCAGACGGCTGAGAGTATGGGATATGATCCGAGGACTGTTATGAGGAAAATCAAAAAGGCAATTGAAAAGTTGTCACCAAATGTCATTGAATGTCACCCTATTGATGTGTTATGATGTATACATAGAAAGCAGGCGAAACAACGGGTTGGCTTTCACGCGGCAGGCAATAAATCGTCTTTCAGTTGCTCTTGCCGCGTGTGCCTTCGCCTATTTCTATGTGTTCTACAAACATCCCTTTCGGCACAGCCGGGCATCTTTCCCTTTAGCTCGGCTGCTCTTTGGCAGGGTAGAGAAGCAGTATCTCACCAGCCTCATAAGCTGGAGATCGTTGGTGCAATTCCAACCTCTGCAACCAATGGCATGAGTCCATTTTTTGTATATCTCCTGAAAATAATGCAGAAGTACCTCGGCAGCAGTCGGGGTATTTCTGTTATAGACCTAATGCTATCGATACTATGATTCCTATGATCTGAGCCAAGTATCCATAAATGTTATTATATGTTTTGTTATAATAATCTACTATGTGACTGATAGGCTCAGTAGAACCGCTTGCTGAAACAGCAGCGATAATGATTATATAGATTAACTTCATATGATCACCTCACTTTCTACTGAAATATAAGGTTTTCATATTTAGTTCACACTATATACACACCTTATTCATATTGAATGTTTTAAAAGGCGGTGTTACCATGAATGCAAGACAAAAGAAGTTTGCTGAGCTCTACGCTACGAGCGGTAATACCGTTCAGAGCGCGATAGGAGCTGGGTATAGTGAAAACTACGCAATTGGGCGTGGTTATGAACTGTTGGAGAATGTTGGAATTAAGCAATATATCCGCGAATTGACCGAAAAAGATCAGGACGAGCGAATCATGTCAGCCCGGGAGCGTCGGGCTTTATTGTCTGATATTGCCCGTGATAAGCACGAAAAGACACAAGACCGTGTGAAAGCACTTGATGTTCTCAATAAGATGACAGGAGAATACGTCACGAAGTTCGAGGGCAGTATATCTGCCGAAGTCAGCGATCCCTTCAAGGGGCTGACTACCGAGGAGCTGAGGAAGCTTGCTGACGGAGAATAAAAAACTGATACAGCTGGGCGCTCGGATAGAGCTTGCGCGGAGGAGTTTCTTCGACTACTGTCGTCTGAAAGCCCCTGACTTTTACAAGCCTGACCGCCGCTTTCTTGTGGAGCTGTGCAATGAGTTTCAGACCTTTCTGGACTCAGAGGACAAGGCGATGATAATAAATCTGCCGCCCCGGCATGGTAAGTCAAGAACGGCTTGCTGCTTCGCTGAGTGGTATCTCGGTCAGGATCCGACACGGAAGATCATGATAGGCTCTTACAACGAGACGCTATCGACGATGTTCAGCAAGAACGTCCGCAACACTATATCCGAGGTCAAGGCAGACAGGCTCAAAGCGGTTTTCTCGGACGTGTTCCCGAGCGTGAAGATCAAGCTCGGCGACGGGGCAATGAACCTGTGGAGTCTTGAGGGCGGTTATAACAATTACTTAGCAACGTCCCCGACAGGTACGGCTACAGGCTTCGGCTGTACGTTGATGATGATAGACGACCTCATAAAGAACGCTGAGGAAGCCAACAATGAAGCGGTCAAGCAGAAGCACTGGGAGTGGTTCACGAATACCATGCTCAGCCGCCGTGAGGAAGGTGCTAAGGTCATCATCATCATGACACGCTGGGCAACGGACGACCTTGCAGGGCGATACCTTGACTTCTGCAAAGCAGAGAACATACCGTTCAGACATATCTGCATGAAGGCCTATGACAAGGACAGCGGCGAAATGCTCTGTCCTGATATACTCAGCTATGACAGCTATCAGGCGACTATCAAGGCTATGGGTGCGGAGATCGCCTCCGCTAACTATCAGCAGGAGCCTATTGACATCAAGGGTAGACTGTACACATCGTTCAAGACGTATACGGAGCTGCCACCCTTCTTCGAGGGTATCTACAGCTATTCAGATACCGCCGACGATGGCAGCGACTGGCTGTGCTCTATCATCTGGGGAGTGTATCAGCGTGAGGCATATATCCTCGACGTTTACTTCACAAAAGCTCCTATGGAGGTCACTGAGCCTGAGACTGCAAGGCGGCACAAGGAGCACTCAGTCAACAATGCAAGGATAGAGTCCAACAACGGCGGTAAAGGCTTTGCAAGGAATGTAAAGCGCATATCCGAAGAGGAAATAAATAACTGGCTGACCTGTTGGAGCTGGTTCCACCAGTCAGACAACAAGAAAGCCAGGATACTATCATATTCGACATGGGTAATGCAGCATATATATTACCCTGTGAACTGGCGTGATCGCTTTCCCGAATACTACGCTGCTATGATATCATATCAGAGGGAAGGCAAGAACGCTCACGACGATGCTCCTGACGCCACAACAGGAGTAGCCGAGACAATGCAGATGTTAGGAGGATAATATGGGACTTGGAAAGTGGGTGAAAAAGAAAATGCAGACATGGCTTGAGATTATACCGCCGCCTACGGAGCAGGCAATAGTGATACAGCGTGAGCATACAAGGGAACTTGAAGTGCTGCGCTCACAGCTGTGGTATCAGGGTGACGCGAACGAGCTCTTCCAGTTTTTCCACCAGACCGAGACAAGCACAGGCGCTTTCTGGTCGGTGTCTCCGAGCAGTTCAAAGGTCCGCAAGATACACAGCGGACTTCCTGCGATAATAGCGGACACCTTCGCCTACATAGTCAAATCGGATATCGATGATATTGAGGCACCGCCCGAATGGGACGCTATCTCCGAGAGTCTGAGCTTCACTGAGCTTGTGGGACAGGCTGTCTGTGATACGCTCGTCAGTGGCGACGGAGCTTTCAAGATATCAGTGGATACTGAACTTTCAGAGTATCCGATAGTAGAGTTCATAAGCGGTGACAGAGTTGACATAGAGCAGAAGAGAGGAGTCCTTGAAGCTGTCACCTTCCGGACTATGTACACGGTCAAGTCCGCGCGGTATGTGCTTCATGAGCGCTACAGCAGAGGCAGGGTAGAGACTACACTGACCGACATCAGCGGAAACGAAGTGTCACTGAGCAGAGTTCCGGAGCTGGCTGATATACCTCCGCGCGTGGAGTTTGCCGGAGACTTCATCATGGCGCTGCCGCTCCGCTTCTATGCGGACAAGAAGTACAGAGGTCGCGGCAAGAGTATATTCAGTGGCGGAAAGTCGCAGTGCTTCGATGCTCTGGACGAGGTCATATCACAGTGGCTGGACGCTGTCCGTGCAGGAAGAGTTGTCAAGTATATCCCTCTTGATCTCATTCCCCGTGACCCGTCTACGGGAGCACTTCAGGACGTGAGCAGCTTCGGTGCTGAGGTCATTCAGATCAAGGGCACTCTGAACGAGATGCAGGGCAATAAAATCGAGGTGGTTCAGCCTGACATCAGGTATGAAGCTTTTGTCAGTGCCTATGTGAATGCACTGCTCATGTGCTTGCAGGGACTTGTTTCACCAGCAACACTCGGTATTGACGTCGGCAAGATGTCCAGTGCTGAAGCTCAGCGTGAAAAGAAGGACGTCACAGGCAATACTCGCAACACAATCACGACGGCGCTTGAAAAGGTTCTCCCTCAGCTCATCAACGCAGTTCTTATGACTTATGAGAATATGCAAGGCGCTTCACCTGAGCAGCATGAGGTCACAGTGAGCTTCGGCGAATACGGTGCGCCTGACTTCGACAGCCGTGTAGAGACTGTGGGAAAAGCCGCTACATACGGCGTAATGTCGGTCAAGACACAGGTGGACGAGCTCTGGGGCAGTTCCAAGGATGATGAGTTCAAGGAAGCTGAGGTGCAGCGTATCATGTCGGAAAAGGGACTGCTCACAGCTAACGAGCCTTCTGTTGGTGATATGTAATGCTTGGTATCAGCGGCATAGTCCGCATCTTTGAGGAGATAGAGCAGCGGCTTGTGAAGTCGTTGAAACGTAACCTCGGACGGCATAAGGAAGAAGAGGAGCAGGAAGGCTTCAGCTGGTCTGCATGGCAGGCAGAGAAGCTCCGCAGCTTGGAGAAGTTCCGCAGAGAGAATGCTGCGATAATGCAGGAGTACACCGAGCAGATAGACACCGAGACACGGCAGATAATGCAGGAGCAGTTCGATGAGGGCGTGAACGGAGTGGACGTTCCGCCTGCTGAAAAACAGCCTGCTTTCTTCGGAGTGGATACCACGAAGGTGAATAAGCTCATTGAGGACGTGACCTATCTGGAGAAGAACGCCGAGACAGCTGCACTCAGGCTCACAGACGACGTCTACCGTCAGACAGTGAACCGTGTACAGCTTGCAATGGGTACAGGCTCAATGACCTTGCAGCAGGCTATTGACATTGCCGTTAAGGACTTTCTCAATCAGGGTATCAACTGCATCGTCTACCGGGACGGACGGCGTGTGAATATCGCAGATTACGTCCGCATGGCTCTTCGCACTACGGCTACCAGAGCGGCGCTGCAAGGCAAGTCCGCAAAGTACAAGGCGCTGGGTTATGACACGGTGCAGGTCAGCAGTTACGGTATGTGCAGCGAGACCTGCAAGCCCTGGCAGGGCAGGATCTACATCGAGGACACGTTCAGCTTCTGGGACGGTGAAGTCAGGGAGCAGGGCGGCATCCTGTGGGGGAAGTCTAACTACTGTGGCAAGTGGTTTCCACTTCTGAGCAGCGCCATAGAAAAGGGGCTGTTCCACCCCAACTGCCGCCATAGCATAAGCCTGTGGCGTGACGGTGATCCACTGCCTGAAAGCGTGGACAACTCCGACAGCGAGCGCCGCTACAAGCTGGAACAGCAGCAGCGAGCCCTTGAACGTGAGATCAGGAAGGCAAAGCGCAAGGTCAACGGCTTCACGGATCCGGAGAACGTCCGGAAGGCAAAGGCTGAGCTGAGACAGGCTCAGAAGAACCTCAAAGACTTCATCGACAAGGTCAATGCCGAGGAGGGCGAGACTGTTCTCAGGCGCGACGAGGGCAAGGAGAAGGTCTATGAGGGCGAGGTTGTTAACAATCAGTCTATTGACATTTCGGCAGAAAATGGTATAATAGAATCAAGAAATAATCACGCTCTTGGGGATTCCTCAGCAGAGCAATATGAGCCTAACTATTCTTTTGAACCTAAAGTTACTCCAGAAGTTCAGGAAGCCTTTAACGAAGAGTATAATAAGGCTGTTGAATTATATGGTGAAATCAATACTGTTTCTGGTGTTGATGTGATGACAGATGTTTCAAAAGATGAAGGAAATTACAATGATAATAGCCGCTGGATTTCACTTCGCCATGCAGAAAAGAAAAATGGTTTAAAATTAATGGCTACTGTTGCGCAAGAGAAATATAAAAACGGTAAATGGTCAACTGGCCATCCACGACACGCAATGAGACATGAAATAGGTCATGCTATACAGCTCCATTATAGTATGAATGACACAAACTGGTCGGAAAAGTTACTTAAAATATCTGATATCTTTCAAAAAGCCATTCAAGAAATTGAGGGGTATACAATGCCGTCATCATATATTGGTGACGATATTGAGGAATTCATTTCCGAATGTGTAGCTGCAAGCTTTTTAAATCCTAAGAAGCAATCAAAAACTGTTAAGGCTGTTTTCAGAATAATTACAGGGGGTGCGTAATATGCAGGAAATGCCAATTAAAATTGCAGAATGGACTGAACTACGATTCCCAGAAGGAAGACGTTTCCTTAAAGACGATGCTCCTGATGATGTTCGCCGTGAAGCTCTTGAATGGGAAAGAGAGTTCAATAATAAAACAGGCCGCAGACGTATAGTAAATATTGATATAGAAACCGCCCAGCAATGAGCGGTTTTCTTATACCCATTTGAAGGAGGTGAGGAGAATGGACGAGAAAGCCTTACAGATAGTCAGAGATTATATATTTTCACATCTCGACAAGACGGATACTGTTCCGCCTTTTGATGTCTATATGGTCTGGAAGTGCAAAGCTTTGCAGAACTGGAAGTATCTTATCTCCAGTACATTGTGCGACGGTATGTACTATGAGCTGACATACAACGGCGACAAGAAGGAATGGTATCTCGACGCTTACAAGAAGTTCGAGAATGTTGTGATAAAGGAAGGTGAGTAAAATGAATTTCGGACAGGCGATTGACGCTATAAAAAGAGGTCACAAAGCAGCTCGAGAGGGTTGGAACGGTAAGAACCAGTACATTGAGCTTGCTTCAAATATCAGCTATATCAACGCTGACGGCTATACCGTGAACGCAGAGCATGAAGCTATCGGCAATAAGGCTATCGCTTTTGTTGGTACTTCTGGTGTGCAGCTCGGTTGGCTCGCCTCGCAGGCGGATATGCTTGCAGAGGACTGGAAGATAGTATGAACGGAGGTTTATATGTACACAAGACGAGAATTTAACGAAAAGGAAATTGCGTTAAGTGCAGAGATAAGAGCAGGGCTTATCGCTGTAGAAGAGCTGCTCGGTAAATTACCGAATGGTCGTGAAAAGAGCATCGCCCTGACACACATCGAAGACGCTATGCTCCACTCAAATCTCGCTATTACCGAAAGCGGATTATCCGCTGAATAACGCTTACAAGCATTTGCAACCAGTTTGAAACTAAGTTGCAAGTGCTATTTTTATATCCAAATGAAAGTGAGGTAAACTATGGACAACGAGAACACCACTCCCGCAGAGGAGAAGGACAAGAAGCCCGAAGCTGAGAAGCCTGCTGAAAAGGCAGAGGAGAAAGCTGAGGAGCCCAAGGCTGAAACAGCCACAGAAACGCCCTCAGAAGCCACGGAGGAGCAGGGAGAGGAAACTACACCCGAGACCACCGAGGTAGCTGCTACAGGCGAACCTGAGCAGCCTGAGAGTACACCCGAGACAGCTCCCGATGTTGACTATAAAGCCGAGAATGAACAGCTCAAAGCTGAGAACACAAGGCTGAAAGCTCAGCTGGAAGCTCACAACGCAGGCTTCAGAGGAGAGTACATCGAGGACGCTGTGCTCATCGCCGAGAATGCCGCTAACCGTGACGGTATCACTATCACAGAGGCTTTGCAGGCAGTTGCAAAGAAGTACCCCGAGTGGAAGCATACCGCCGATGAAAAAGGCAAGAGTGGTTTCAAGGTCGGAGCTGAGACTCCGAAAGAAGACAACGCTGCGGAAAACGAACAGCTCGATGAAGCCTTCGGTATCCGCCGCAAAAAGTAAGAAAGGACTGATAATATGCCTAACACTATCAACTATGTTACTCAGTTTGGGACCAGACTGAGAGAACTCTACGGTCAGGAGCTGACATCGGACGCTCTTTTCCATTCAAACCCCGACATCAAGGTGACAGGTGCAAAGAACATCAAGATCCCCAAGCTCTCCGTATCAGGTTATAAGGACCACAGCAGAAGCTCTCTCAGCTTCAACACAGGCTCTTACTCCAACGACTTCGAGGACAAGACTCTCGATCACGACAGAGACATCGAGTTCGGTGTGGATCCTATGGACGTTGACGAGACAAACACTATCCTCTCTGTAGCGAATATCCACAGCCGCTTCGAGAAGACACAGGCTATCCCTGAGCTTGACTGCTACACCTACTCCAAGCTGTACAGCGAGTTCAACAGAATCGGCGGTACAGTCAAGACCACAACTCTGACTGCTGCGAATGTCCTTAGCGACTTCGACGACAACCTCGTTGCTCTGGAAGATGCAGGTGTACCTCTTGGCAGAGTTATCCTGTACTGCACAGCTGCATACAAGAAACTGCTCAAGGAAGCTACAGACATCCAGCGCACATGGAATGTCAACGGCAACAACGGCGCACTCAACAGAACAGTTCACACACTTGATGATATCACCAATATCGTGACAGTTCCTTCAGAACGCTTCAAGACTGCATACGATTTCACCGACGGCTGCGTTCCTGCAACAGGTACAGGCACAGCTGCTAAGAATATGCAGTACATCCTTATCGATCCCGAGTGCCAGGTAAGCCGTGTGAAGTACAGCTACATTCACTTCTTCACTCCCGGTACAGACAGCCGTACAGCTGACAAGTACCTGTATCAGAACAGAAGATACAACGGCACATTCGCTATCGATCATCTTATGAACAAGGGCTGCATCATCCATGCAGACGCATAAGGAGGGATACAGATGAAAGCTATCAAAGATAACAAAGTCTACACTATTGACCCCAGCAGCAAGGCGGAATACCTTGCAAGAGGCTTCGACATTTACGATGACGGTGGAAAGATGATCGCACGCTCACCCTCGGCGACTGTTCCGGCAGCTCAATATGATGAGCTCCTTGCAAAGTATAACGCTCTTGTAGCAGAAAAGGCAGCAGAAAAGGGCGAGGAAAAGGCAGTTGCAGAAGAGGCAGCTGCTGAGCAGCCTGTTGAACAGCCTAAGAAGAAAGGAAAGTCAGGCGGTGAGCCTGATGTATCTGGATCCTAACGACTACAGCGGCAATATTCCGGCTGAAGAGATTGAAAAAAGGTTGAAAAGAGCCTGCCGAGACATTGACAGCCTGACATATAACAGGATAGTCAAAGCAGGCTTTGAAAACCTGACTGAGTTCCAGCAGGATATAATCAAAGAGGCTGTACAGCTTCACGCAGACTTTTGCTATGATAATGCTGATCTGCTGGACAGTCCGCTTGCGGCATACGCTATCAACGGTGTGAGTATGAGCTTCGACAAGTCAAAGATAGTCACAGTAGGCGATGTCACAACATCAAACGAAGTATACAGTCTGCTAATGCAGACGGGACTGTGTTACAGGGGGCTGATGTAAATGAAGTATCCTCAGTTAGTTCCCGACAGGGTGTGTACTACTCCTATCAGTGTGTATAGGGAGGGCGGTCTGAACCGGGACGGCTCTCCCAAGCGCACTGTTATATTCGAGGGGAAGTGCAACTACTCTGAAAAGACCAGTCAGCGTATGACAGCAGATAAGCAGCTCATAACACTCAATGCAACAGCACTTTTCAACGGTGACATCGATCCTGATGTTGATGATATTGAGGGCGATGTCAATGTGCTGAGTGGTATACACCGCCGGATATATGCAAGTCAGAAGTGCCGCAATCCCGACGGGACAGTGAATTATACCAAACTGGAGCTGATCTGATGAAGATTGAGATAAAGCTCGATCACAAAGCTATTCGCAGGCTGGAGCAGGCTGCACTTACATCGGCTTCCGAAACTCTGGAAGCGGTGTATACAGATCTTGTGTCGGCTCAGACAATGCCCTTCGATACAGGCGATATGCAGAATAATCAGACGTTTGTCGAACGTACCGAGAACGGCGCTGTCCTGATAACGGGCTCTCCGCAGGCTCGGCGCTTATACTATCACCCAGAGTACAACTTCCAGCGCGGAAAGAACAAGAATGCAGGCGCATACTGGCTTGAACCGTATATATCCGGTAGCAAGAAGGACTTTGCAAAGGCTGAGTTTATCGAAACATTCAGAAAAAGGAGTGGAATATGAACTATCTGACATTGCTTGAAGTCGCGGATCTGCTTGCGGATATCCTTGATTTCGAGGACATTACAGCAGGCTGTATCGACGGAGCGCTCGATAAGACAGTAGGCGTATATCAGAGAGCGGAATTCGTTCCACGGGAATGTGTCGGTACTGCCAGTAGCTATGAAACCGCCAGGATGCGGCTTGTCATACGTTGGGGGAATAACCCCACAATTGCTGAGAAAAAGGCTGCCGAGTTCGGCTCAATCATAAGAGAACTCAGAGAAGCCGTATGCAGCGAGCATATCATTATTTTTGCGGACGTGAAAGCTGTCCGCAGCATTGGCAAAGACGATAAGGGTATCTGTGAGTATGCCATAGATGCCGATTTTACTTATAAGGAAAGGAATGAATGATAATGGCTGATAATAATACACCTGTAAGCGGCGTATATCCCTGCTATGAGAACCAGTTCAGCGTTGACATCACAGGCGGCGACGGCGCTACTGAGACAAATCAGAAGACCATAGCTGATATGGAGTCTTTCTCCGTGTCTATCGATGGCAATGTGGAGGAATGGAATCCTTACGACACAGAAGGCTGGACAAGACGTCTCGTGACAGGTAAGGCAATTACTATATCTGTCAGTGGTAAGCGCAATGTAGGTGACGCAGGAAATGACTACATCGAGAGCATCGCAACAAAGACAGGTCAGGATTGCAGCACCACTCTCACATGGAACTTCCCCAGCGGCGCAAAGCTTGTTATGCCCTGCGTTATCAATGTTACCGAGTGGGGAGCAGGCGAGTCCAGAGCAGTTGCACCTCTTGCGTTCGACTGCATGAGTGACGGCAAGCCGACTTTTACCCCTGCGACATGATGGAAGCTGCTCAGTCAGAGTCGCATGAATCATCAAGCAGCAGCGAAGAAAACGAAGATACAGACGAATCAGAAGATGCAGCGCCCGATTAATGGGCGCTGTTCTTATATGGAGGTAAACTATGGGAAAGATGTATACACTTGATAAGAAGCTTCTTATCGGGTCCCCTGAGATACAGATCGGTGACAAGGTCTACTCTATCGACGACAGGAACAAGACTGTCAGAAAGGTCATGAAGCTTTCCGAGCAGCTCAAGAGCGATGACAAGGATAATGCGGACGCAGGCGAGTTTGAAGTGATAGATCAGATCTTCGAGCTTGCATTCGGCAAGAAGTACAAGGAGATCGAAGCTCTTGACCTCTCATTCCGCGCATATCTTGATCTTGTGGATATAGTGCTGGACGCTATGACACAGGGCGATCCTGAGAAGTACGAAGAGGAAAAGGCTGGTAAGGACGAGAGCTTTCGCACCGACTCAGAGTGAAGTATGGTATGACCTTGAATACGACCATACCATCATAGTCCAGTCAATTGCAAAGCAGTACGGAATACTGCCTTCGGAGCAGGAGGAAATGTCCTATTCGGAATGGCTTCTGCTTATAGGCGGACTAATGGAGGATACTCCGTTAGGGCAGATCGTGCTGATACGCAAGGAAGAAAATAGAGACCGCCTAAAAAGCTTTACACAGCACGAGCATCATATTCGCAATGAGTGGCGGAATTTCCGTGCTAAACAGAAGCTTTGCGGCGAGATCAAGAAACCAGAGGATTTTGCGGCAAACTTTGAAAAAATGTTCGCAAAGTTATTTAAGTAATATCCATATAAAACAGGAAGGAGGGAGATCATGGCTGATAACGGTAATGTCGGAGTAATATCTCTTGATCTTATCATCAAGCAGAAAATAGGTGAACAGCTTGAACATATCAAGCGAAGCGTTGAAGGACCTGCTTCAAAAGTCGGAGAAGCGATTGAGAAGGCTATCTCAGCGCCCATGGAAAAAGCTGGTAAAGAAGTCGGTAAGGCGGTCAGTGAAGCTGTGAAGAGCGTTGACGAGACTGTGGGCGACGATGTGACTGCGGCAATCGATAGAGCTTTACAGCGTATGAAGGATCAGGAGCAGGCTCTGATTGATACGGCTAATGAAAAGCCGCGTGCTGTCCAGATGGGAAACTATGTACAATATGATTCATCAGGTATCATGGCAGAGGTCGAGGAAACGACAAAGAAGCTTTATGACAAAGTTGCAGAGACTGTTGAAAAGGCTAACAAAAAACTGTCCGAATTCGGAGTAGATTCTGAGCCTGCTGCAAGACTGAGACAGGAGATACAGCTCACAACTACACAAATAGATCTGCTACAGAAGAAATGGCAGGAGCTTTCGGCGGCAGACCCTACGGATAAAGTCAGATCTCAGCTTACAGCTACTGAGCAGAAAATCATATCAACTCAGAACAAGCTGGACGGACTGAAAGCTAAGCTTTACGAGCTTGAAAATGGTAGTCCCGAAATAATACCCAATGATACAGCAGAAAAAGCAGAAAAGGCGGCAACTAAGACAGAACATTCCTTCAGGAAAGCGTTTTCATCCATACGCTCAAAGGCTTCAAGTGCATTCAGTAAGGTAAAGTCTGTGGGCGGAAAGGCTCTCAAATCACTGAGAGCTCATTTCAGCAGCGTAAGTAAATCGGCTTCATCACTTATTAAGCCTGTGTCGAAGCTCGGAACAGCACTGAAGAATTCATTTAAGAGTGTATTCCTCATGGCAGGGGCTTATGCTGCGTTCAGAGCTATCAAGGACGGACTTCTGGAAGCCGCAAAGGCAGATGAGAAGTTTGCTAATTCCCTTAATGCGGTCAAAGCAAATCTTTCAATAGCATTTCAGCCTATACTACAGGCAATAATGCCTGCGCTTAACACTTTAATGTCAGGACTTGCTACTGTCACAAAACAGGTGGCAGGCTTTATAGCAGGGCTGTTCGGAAGCACATATAAGCAGGCTGCCGAGGCAACGAAAAAGCTGAAAACAACAGCTGATGCTGCCAAGAAAGCAAAGATGTCAATGGCTGGCATTGATGAAATGAATGTGCTTTCAGGTGGAGACGAGAGCGGCGCTGATAAAGATGAGGGCGGAGTTGACTACAGCAAGCTTGATATGTCTGAACCCGAGCTGCCAGACTGGGCGGAAAAGCTTAAAGAGTCTATCAAGAAAGGCGACTGGAAGGGCGTAGGCGCTATACTTGCTGAACGTGTGAATTCGGCGTTCAGTGCTATCAACTGGGATAGCATAAGTGCCAAGCTTAACAGTGGCATTGGTAAGTTAACAGACGCTATAAACGGTTTTCTCGGCAGATTTACGGCAGTCGGCGGCTGGGAGACTCTCGGAGATACTGTTGCAGGCGGACTGAATACCGTCACTTCCGCTGTCAATAAGTTCTATGACAGTATAGACTGGAGTACCCTGGGCAGCGGTATAGCCACGGGGCTGAACCGTGCAATCAATAAGACTGATTGGAACGGCCTCGGCAAATCCCTTTCTGCGAAGCTGAAAGCCCTCATCGATACGGCATTTGCTTTTGTATCGACCTTTGACTTTGCAGGCTTCGGCAAGGGTATAGGCACTGCTATAAACGGCTGGTTCAACAATATCGACTTCAAAAAGGTCGGTCAAACATTCTCAAAGGGACTAAAGGGTGTATTCGATAGTGCGCTCAATCTGATCTATACCGTTGACTGGAAGAATATCGGGCAGAAGATAGCTGATTTCGTCAAGAATGTCGACTGGAGCGGGATCGTCAGCAGAATGTTTGAGCTCATTGGAGCGGCAATAGGTGCGCTTGTATCTACTCTGTGGGGAGCAATCAAGGATGCCGTAATAGCTATCAAGGATTACTTCAAAGGCAAGATAGAAGATGCAGGCGGCAACATTGTTGAGGGACTGCTCAAGGGTATAGCTGATGGACTCCTTGCAATCGGAAAATGGATAAAGGATCATATCTTTAAGCCAATATGGGACGGTATCAAAAAAGCATTTGGTATCGCTTCACCATCGAAGAAGATGGGAGAGATAGGCGGATTCATTATCCAGGGCCTTCTCAATGCAATCTCCAACGGTATTAAAGCTGTCGGTGAGATATTCAAGAAACTTCTTGCAGCTATTATTGAAGTATTCGTTAATATACATGAGTGGTTCAGAGACAAGTTCCAAGAAGCATGGGATAATATCGCGGCTGTATGGAGCGCAGTAAAGAAGTTCTTCTCGGATATATGGGAAGGAATTAAATCTGTTTTCTCTGCTGTAGGAGAATGGTTCAGGGAGAAATTTCAGAATGCTCTTGATACTGTAATAGCAGTCTGGACCGCTGTTCACAACTTCTTCCAGGGCATTTGGGACGGTATCAAAGCCATATTCGGTAAAGTTGCAGAGTGGTTCCTTGAAAGGTTCCAGAAAGCATGGGACAACATTGTTGCTGTATGGAATGCTGTAACAGGCTTTTTCAGCGGCATATGGGACGGTATAAAGAATGTTTTCTCCTCTGTCGGAAAGTGGTTCAAGGACAAATTCAAGGAAGCGTTTGAGAATGTTATTCTTATATGGTCAGCTGCTCAGGAGTTTTTCCAGAAGGTCTGGTATGGTATAAAATCCATCTTCTCTAAGGTCGGCACATGGTTCAAGGACAAATTTAAAGAAGCCTGGGAGAATGTAAAGGCAATATGGACCCTTGCAAAAGAATTCTTCCAGAGAGTATGGAACGGTATCAAGGAGGTATTCTCAAAAGTCGGTTCATGGTTTAAAGAGAAGTTCCAGGAGGCTATCGACAATGTCAAGGCAGTCTGGTCTATCGTTACTAACTTTTTCAGTGGACTGTGGGACGGCATAAAGGGAGTATTTTCAAGTGTCGGAACATGGTTCAGAGATAAATTCAATGAGGCACTTGACAATATCAAATCAGTTTTCTCTGGCATTGGAGAGTTCTTCTCAGGAATCTGGGATAAGATCAAGAACATATTCAGCAACATAGGAAGCAAGATCGGCGAGTCGTTCTCAAATGCTTTCAAGAGTGTTGTGAATTCGATTTTTGAGTTCATTGAAGAAAGAGTTAACGGCTTTATTGATAACATCAACGGGGTTATTGGACTAATTAACAAAATCTCTGGAGCAGATATGGACTATCTTGACTATGTAAGTCTCCCAAGGCTTGCAAATGGCGGACTTGCGACTGCACCTACGCTTGCAATGGTCGGCGATAATCGAAATGCTAAGACAGATCCTGAAGTAATAGCTCCGCTGTCAAAGCTTCAGGGTATGGTCGGCAGTGATCCCGAAGTAGTTGAGCTTCTGCGAATGATACTGGAGCTGCTCAGAAACGGTATGAACATCGAGATAATCAATTATCTGTTCAGAAATTCAAAGGAATTCAGCCGAGAAGTGCTGAATGTTGTCAACATGGATAAGGCGAGGAGTGGAAAGTAATGCTTGCAATTGAAAGTATCAATAATACAGCGCTTGCAGTTCAGCCGCTAAGCGACGGATATAGTGTTACCTGTTCCGATCTTCTTGCAGACGGTTCAGGGCGTTCAGCGGAGACAGGCGCCGTTATGCGCTATCCGATCAGGCGGAATGTATACAAGATCAATCTCAAATTTAAGGGCAAAAGCGCCGACATCGCACAGGTCAATGCTCTTGTAAGCGAGTTTACGCAGACAGTAAAGTTTCTTCACGCAGGTGAGTATCATACAGCGAACTTCTATCCGAGTGACAGGAACATGAATGATAAAGGTTTGATAGCAGAGCTGTCGGTCAATCTTATTCAGCTGTAAGGAGGCGGTAAAATGTATCAGTTTGAGTCAGCAGAACATGAAGCCGCCTTCCGCGCGGCTCTCGACACCGGAGAAGTGCAGCATATACGCGGTGAGATCACAGACGTGAGTGGAATGCCGTTATATGTTGATGAGAATACAATAATTGATACTCCTGCTATAGATGTGCGATGTTTGGAAGATGAGGATGTATTCAATATTGCAGAGATATATGTCGGTGAGCTTAATCTTCGCATCAAAAATGATAATATCAGGGCGCAGTTGCTTATCGGCGGTGAAGTTAGGCTGTATATCTACGTTATTGATAACAATATAGGTAGCATAGAAGTGCCGCTTGGTGTCTGGGACATTGTAGACGCTAAGCGAGAGTCAACACATTTTATCGATATAGTCGGACATGATCATATGGCAAGGCTGTCTGTACCCACTGGAGATGACAGTATCGGCTATATTCCGTTCGGTAACTTGCTGCGACAGATCGAAATGTCAGCAGGTATTGAATTTGCTCAGGAGCCCGAAGAGATCATAGATTTATTTGCACCTAAAGGGGAACATGTTTTTATAACCGGAGCTTGTACTCATTTTGAGGAGACCTGCTGGGAGGAAATAAAATACATCGCGCAGATTATTGGAGGATTCGCATATGCAAACAGATACGGTAAGATAGAATTCAGACGTTTTTCGCAGGGGCCTTGTATGTCAATCGATGCAGACAGAAGATTTCACTGCGAGTTGAAAGAAGGCTCTTTTGGAGTAAGAGGTATTACTTATACAGATAGTACCGGTAAAACATATACTGCATATTCTACAGTCATGCATAATTCTTCCTCTATATTAGTAATACCAAACAGCAAATACATATGGGGACCATCAAGCAAGAATTTTGAAGAAGAGTACTACAATAGTGTTGCATCCGGTATTCTTGGGAAAGTCGCATATATGAATGTAGTACCCGGAAGTGTAGAATTCTACGGCGATCCGACACTTGATCTTGGAGATATGGTCAAGCTGGAAGGCGGAATAGGAGGTCAAGACGTTGATTTCCTTGTCACAGGCATTTACTGGCAATTTCGTGGCCCCATGACAATTACATCGGGTGGAGTGCCGAAGATCGGTGAATATGTTTCGGGTACAGCAGGCGGAGGTTCAGGTGCATCACCTGTTCCAAGCAGTACAGTTATTACAAAATCGATTAATACGGCTGAACTATCGACATATATCGGAGCTGTATTCCCTACTGAAAGATCAGCGGCTCGCACGCGATTCAGCTGCAAGGAGAGTACTAATGCGTTCCTTGAATGCACAATGACAGTTATAGGAACAGGAGCAGGCTCTAAATTAGAAGCATCTGTATATCTTGATAGTGAGCGACAGGCCATATCTCCTCAGAGTTCAATATATAAGGGCAGGTATACGACCATTGCTTTTTCAGTAGATATGGCCGTTCAGAGCGGTATGCATGATGTAATAGTTACAGTGGCAGGCACTTCGGAACTTATCGAGGTGAACGGCTGTGTCTGGGGACAGAACATCCGAGCTGAAGAAATTGAATATACCAATGATTACGATTATGCTATAACAGAAGGCAAAGCAGAGATTATAGGGTATGATGGAGAAGATTTGCATATCGAGATACCTGATAAACTTGGCGGAGCAGGCGTAACAGCCATAGGAGGAGAGTCTTTTACTGAGTCGAATGTTGAAACTGTTTATATTCCGAATGGCATTACTGAAATAAGAGATGGAAGCACAGATCTTATCAAGGAGCTCTTGGAAAATTTGCCTATCGAATTCAGTGCGGCTGGAACAGAACTGATTGACTGGCGCATAAAGGGCGCGGAAGGCGGCGTGGGCTGTGTCGGCACAAACAAGCTGAACTACAAGCCAATAGCTCGGGGCTCGGGACCCAGCGGCACATATACAGACAGCGGCACCATTGCAGGTGTTGCAATGAACGCCGTCAGTATCCCCGACGGAGCACCTGCCGACTCCGACCATCAATGCTGGTATATGCTCCGTGCAAATATCAACGAGGGCGGAAACTGGGTGGACGATTACAGAAGTCCCACCTATGCCAACTGCAACTGGTATGCCAAGCTTACGGCAGGCACATACAAGCTTGTTGCAGAGTGTGCAAATCCCTATGGCATAACGGTCCGCGTGCCCAATCTTGACAGCATATACCGCAACGACAGCGCATTGCCGGGGAACCATATCCCCAGATACGACCTTGTGGACAGCAGCGGAAATATACTAATCGAGGTTACATGGGAGAGCTTCTTCGGAAGCGGAAATCAGCGGAGATGGACCCGAAAAGAGTCCGTATTCACAGTGACCGAGGATACCGACGTGGGTGTATTCTCCAAAATGTTCCAGTATGACAGTTCCTATGCTGTTGATAATATCACGCCCTATCTTGTATTCCGCTACATGATAGTGCCTGCGGACACACCGACATCGCAGTTCAACGTCACTCTGCCCATATCCGGTGAACCCGAGATAACGGGCGAGAGCTGCTGGGAGCCCTACAAAATAACGCTGCCCCTTACAGTGCGCTGCGGAGAGCGGTCTGCGGCAGTCGCCATTGACCTTGGGAAAAACCTCCTCGGCGAGAACGACACCGTCAGCTTTTCGTCCACACATACCACTATCCCCACATTCAATGGTACCAACATCATCACTGCGGAAACCGATATACAGCCCTCGGAGATGTACATAAAGTACAACGGGAAAACAGGAGCTTTCATGAATGCTGCCGACCTTGAATATGTAAGTATCCCCGAGAGTGTCAAGCTTATCGGTGAGAACGCATTTACAAATACTGCGCTGAAAAGTGTCAGAATCTCCCGTGACTGTGTTTTTTATCCTACATCATTTCCGGAGGACTGCCAGATCAGCTACTACGATGAAGAGATAGTACCTGATGAGTATTATACCGCAGATCAGGTGGATAGTTTGGTGGATGACATAAAGCTGAAGCAGATGCGGACGTGGAGCGGAATACGCTCATATCGCTGGTCGGAAGTTAAGAAATACAAATGGGAGGAAGTAAAAAATGGCAGAAAAAACAACTAACTACAATCTGGACTTGCCCGCCGATGAAGAGGCGGTTGACCAGAATGTTTTTAATGGCAATTTCCGTATTATCGACACCGCACTCCACGCGCATGACGAGGATATCGCAGAAGCCGATACCGCCGAAGCCGCCGACCGTGCCGCACTCGCTGAGCTTATCGACGGTGGAGCGAAAAACCGCCTGCCGTTCTCAGATCTCGCGGTGATCAAGTCTATGAACACGGGCGGAACGTGGAGTGGAAATGTCTACACATGGAACGGAGTATCATTCACGATCAACGACGATTTCAGCGTAACGGTAGACGGCACCGCCACAGGCGGCAATGCGGTCCTTGTATTAAGCCGCCCGGGAGGATATACGATGCCCGAGGGCAACTGGATACTGTCGGGCTGCCCGTCAGGCGGCTCGGCAAGCACATACAACATCGCTATCGCAGGTACGACGTCCGACACAGGTACGACGGGAAGCTTTACCTCGTGCAGCAAAGTCCTTGTGAGAATATACGTTATTAACGGTACAAGCATTTCAAACGCGGTATTTCGCCCCATGGTATGCAGTAAAGCCGTGTGGGATATCTCACAGGCATATCAGCC